GACAGGAGCAATTGAACACACCATGATGAAAGCTATTCAGACAGAGTTTTACGGAGATCAGCCCAGATGGTTCATGGGAGTTGTTGAGGATATCGATGACCCTGAGTTCCTGGGCCGTGTTCGTGTGCGTTGTTTTGGTATCCATAGTCCATACTTGGATGACATCGCCGTCGAGGACCTACCGTGGGCAACCGTGATGGTACCAACGACGGGTGGAGGTATCTCTGGATTGGGACACACGGCCACTGGGTTACAGCGTGGTGCGTTTGTCTTTGGAATCTTCATGGATGGCATTCACTCTCAGATGCCTTTCGTCATGGGAACCTTCCACAAGTACGAGTCAGCTGACCGTGAGAATATTATTCCATATAAGATTGATATCCAATATGGCGGAGCCGCTGGAGGTGCGACGTCTGGTGAGAGCGGATCTGACCCGATACCACCAACTATTCAAGATGAGTACAACAGAGTTGCCGCTGGAATTTCTTACGAGAAACTCGCCACTCTCCAGGTTGCCACGAGTGAGGCCAACGGTGGTTTCGGCTTGTATTCCCTTCCAGACAGCAGGCTTCAGGGATTCTTCCAGTACTGCTCGTCGAACAACTACAACGTCGACGATCCCAGAGCACAGTTCCTCTATGTCTTTGAGGAATACTCACAAAACTCGGATCTGAACTACAGCGCGTTCAAGTCGGCATCAAGCCTCAGGGAATCCATCACTGCTTTCTATAAGGATTACTTAGGTAAGGAACTGAATGAGGTTGAGTTGCTGACCAGAGAGATTGCCGCCTATGAATTAATAGACAGGTTTAATGAATCATGACTACTATTGCATCTATTAATAACAAGTTACAAAACGTCTTAACAGAGTATGCCACTCTAGTGGGTGGTGTGTACTCCAGGGCAATCGCAGCTAAGACACAGCTTCGACAACTCACCAAATCCAGAAAGAATCTGGGACTGGATGATGTTGTCCAAGGCATCAAAGTGATTGGTTTTAACACTGATGACAATGGTGAAGAAATCGCCGTCGGTAGACTTACCACGGATGTTCCTGTTTTCGGACCTCTTCTCAAGACCAACTACGGATCCGCTTTGTTAGCTAGTAGCGGTGACTTCCTCTTTGATATCACCGTACCAATGACGACTCAAGACGTGTTTGATCTTTTTACAGTCGAGCTCAAGAGTTACTTCTCAGCAGTCATGACTGAACAACAGATCATTCTAGCTGCCATCAGTGTTTCCGAAGGTGTAGCCGACTTCAACGCCACACCAGGCTTCAGTAAAGCCACGTTGATCAATCAGGCGGGTCAATCACTCTTGGATCTTTCCAGCGATCTTCTAGCCAGATTACCAAAGAACAAGTCATACATGTTGGATGATTTGGTCAGCAAGTCCGACTTGGCTAACAACATTGTACCCACGGCTCTGACCAATGAAGCACCTAGAAACCAGGTACCTATCATCAACTTTACGAAACACAATCCCAGAATCTCACTGAGAACCGTTGAGGAGATCGAAGCGTATCTGCTTACTTCTATCAGAGACGTCACACAAGTGATCGTGGGACACAGCAACACATTCAAGGATCAAAGCGTAAGCTATGACAGTTTATTCTACAGAGATGTGACTGTCAACAACTTGGACGGCGTGTCATGTCACTTCATCATCACTAAGAACGGACAAGTCGTCATCGCCAGAGACCTCAATACGGTGGCTCCTTTCAGTGATCCACAACACAACGACTATTCAATCGCAGTGATGTTTGAAGGTGGATTGTCCACGGCATCTGACTCCGGTAAAGTTAAAAAGTCAAAGTCCAGCTTCACTAAACAACAGTTTAGAGCTTTCAAGAACTTCATGGAAGCCTTCTACAACGTTTATCCAGGCGGACAGGCATGGGGAAAGAACGACTTACAAATGGATAACACCGAACCGGAGTTTGATGTTACCAAGTTCGTTCATAACGTTTTTGATAAACAAAATACACAAACTGTTGAACAGGCCAAATCAGTTGGATCTCTTTCCACCGAAGATTTGATCTATAGCCAGAGGTAGTCATGTCAAACAGATCCATTAGAACGAATAATCCTGGCAATATCAAATACAGCCGCAGTATCAAGTGGGTGGGACAAACGGGCACAGACGGAGTCAACGCTGTATTCAGAACCCCCGTGCATGGCGCAAGAGCCATGTCGGTCACTCTGAAGACTTATTACCTGACTCATAACCTGAACACAGTCGATGGAATCATCAACAGATGGGCTCCTCCCAGTGAGAACGACACTCAAAACTATATCAACTACGTAGTCGCCAATCTCCAAGAGAAAGGCTACAACGTCGATGCCAACTCTAGTTTGAACCTGGAGGATAACCCACAACTCAAGACTGACATGATGAAAGCCATGACTGAGTTGGAAGGCGATAACGAGAACTACTTCACGACAGAGGTGCTGAGACAAGGTGTGGACGCCACATCGAAGGCGGACGGTGAGTTCCAGTCTACAAGCAATCCATCATCAAGTGCTAGTCAGAATCCGGCTCCGAGCACTACGAATCAAAACAACTCGATCACTGGCCCGAACAATGTCGCAGGTGAAGGTGGATCATCACCGCCTTCTGGAGATCTAGGGTTCAAGGATCCTGAGAATGAATATCCTCTAGAGCCTTATCAGACTGAACAAGGTCTGAACAAAGCAGCTAGAGCCGGAGATCCAGAGTGGGAAACCAGATTGGGTCTACCGTCTTCTGCGGTGGGAAAGGATCTCTTGCCAAAGGATTTCGATCCGCAATACCCTAGTAACAAAGTTTACGAGACTGAGGACGGTCATCGCATCGAGTTGGATGACACCGTAGGTACTCCTAGAATCGAATACGCTCATATGAATGGCAGTGGCTTTTCGATTGAAAACGATAAGTCAAACTCCAGGATGTTGGTCAACTCATACGGCGACATGGTAGAACTGGTCGGTAGAGACTTCACCATGATCGTCAATGGTAACGGCGATATCCTCTACACTGGAAACTTGAATCTCACGGTAGAAGGTAACATGGATTTGAATGTCAAGAAAGATTTGACGTTTAGAGTCGGTGGAACTTATAGAGAATTCATTGAAGAGCGACAAATAACTCGTATTCAGGGAAAAAATCTCAGGAGTGGAGCACCAGCTAAAAGCGAGCATATTGGTGGAAGTTCCGAGCTTTTGGTTTTGGATAATTATCTCGTTGAGGTTTCAGATGATTATGAAATCATTGCCGGGTTCATTAGACAAGGAAGTGAAGGTGGAGTTGATATCGCAGCTGGTTCCTCTGGAGACTATAAGATCAACGCAAACAACGTTCAGATTGCCTCAAACGATTTGACGACCACAAGCAGCTCTATCAACATCGGTGCGGGTTCGGGACAGATTGGAGGCGATGCTGTAAAGGGATCGTTTGGAGAGTTCGGTCTCTTTAACTCTGCATTGGCTACTGCAAACAAACTCACGAACTCTGCTCAGGGACTTACTAAAAAGTTCAGACAGGCGTTTACTTCTACGACTCAAAAAGCCGCCAGCAAGATCGGAGAAAACAAGAGTGACTCCAAGACTCCAGATCAATTCAGCTCCGGCGGTGGAGGTGGATTCTAATGATTATTCCTAACGAAGATCTCAGTGTAGATCAAACTCGGTTGCTGTTGAGAGAAGAGACAAATCGTTACGATCCTTTCTTCTTAGGATATGCAATGGCCAAGAACTCTCTCAGTGCCAACTTCGCTCTTTCCACTCCTGTTGGTGTCAAGAGAATCGTGGGTAACAAAGACTCACGGGCAAGAGTCGGAAATGATGTGTTTGGTAAATCAGTACAACCCAAATTGAGATTCCTGTCTACCAACAAGAAGACTCGTGTTTTACCTGAAGCCAAATACAATCCAAGTCTAATGAGTGAATTCAGTCCAGGCACCAAACTGGGAAGAAACACCACACTGTCGCAGTTCTTGACACCCGGCAAGTTTAAACAATCCATGACTCTAGAAGATCAAAGAAGCGTTGTTCGAAACCTATCGATGCAGTCTTTCATGATTAACTCTTTTGCGTTCAATAGATCTTTTAAAAAACATTCTTTGGTGGCCAAGGAAGGATACTATAGTCCTCTGGAGAACGAGAATGTTACTGACATCAGAGATCTTCAAACAAAAGGAAGAGTCGCTGTCTATCAAGTATTTGATAAGAACGATGAAATAGATCACGCCAAAACATTCGATTTGGCGGTGTATTGGATGCAGACTCAGCTTTTCGACAAAATCATTTTACAATACGATACAGTGGATCCAAACATCAGGTACTCATCGGAAATCGCCGTCATCATGCCCGATATGACTTTTGATTATAAAAACACCTTTAGGAAAGAAATTGAAACTCAATTCAACTATAGAAGAGCACTTCAGAATGGATTTGCCGAACTGTTCGTATAAATAATTTTAAATTTTTGGAAAAAAATCAATGGCAGTAGTTAGAAGTTTTGCAGCAGAGGATAAGGATCTAGGCACGAGGAGCATCATTGCATCTCGTAGTCGGCTGTACAAAGACATTGACTTGACACTTGCCCTGAAGCCAGATGGTGACGTCTTCAAAAAGACCGATGCCGCTGCCGTCAAGCAAGCGATCAAGACGCTGATTCTGACGAACTTTGGTGAGAAACCATTTCAACCGTTTTTTGGCGGTAACATCAGAGCATTGTTGTTTGATTTGGCAAATGATCCGGCTTTGGAAGATGAGATCAAATACTCCATCGAGCTGGCTGTAAATAACTTTGAACCTAGAGCTGAAATCCTTTCAGTTCAAGTCAATCTTCAAGAAGATGTGAATGATTTACGAGTGACTATTGAATTTAAGATCTTGACGACTGAAGAGGTCGTAGTGTTCACAACTGATATATCAAGGATTAGATAGAAAACATGGCAACAACGATCACGTCTTCTCAGTTAGATTTTGCCGGCATCAAAGCGGGTTTGATCGATTACTTAAGAAAGCAAAGCGAGTTTACGGACTACGACTTTGAAGCCTCTGGCATGAGCGCACTGATGGATGTGTTGGCCTTCAACACTCACAGTAACGCTCTCATTGCAAACTACGCTCTGAACGAAAGCTTCTTAACGACTGCACAACTCAGAAGCTCCATGGTTAACCATGCTATTTCTTTTGCATATGTTCCAGGTTCGAGATCGGCATCTATCGCCACTATCAATCTTTCGGTCGATATGAGTTCTTTGGCGACAAGACCCGCAGAGATCACACTGCCAGCCGGTACGGTATTCACCGGTACGTTGGGAGATGAGACTTACAACTTCAGAACTCTGATTGAATACAAAGGCTACGATGCAGCGGGAACCGGCATCTACACTTTCCAAAACACATCAGGTGAACAAGCGGTGGTTGCGTATGAGGGAAATCTGACTACTAAGACTTTCAACGTTGACACTTCCGAAGGTAGACAAATCTATGTCATTCCAGATGTAAACCTGGATCTAGCTACACTATCTGTAAGCGTGTTTGATGACATCAACTCGACTAATTTCCAAACCTATACTTCGGTCAATCTTCTGTCAACCGGTATCACAGCTGACACCAGACTGTTCGTCCCTCTGGAAACATACAACGGCTACTACGAGATCAACTTTGGTGATGGTAGCGTGACTGGAGCGGCTCCTGAAGTAGGCAACGTTGTCAGAGCAACGTATCTGAGCACGAACGGTCCGAACGCCAACGGCATCAATAAGTTCACTGCTGCTTCTAGTTTTAAATACAATAACGTTTCTTACAACTATATCATCACTCCGATTGGAAAGACTGCGTTCGGTGCCGAGAAAGAGGGCGTCGAATCCATTAGAAGAAACGCTCCTCTGAGCTATCTCGCTCAGAACAGACTCGTGACTCCATTTGATTACATCGGTATCATCTCGAACGCTATCCCAGGGGTCAAGTCCGTTAACGCTTGGGGTGGTGAAGACAACGTTCCACAGAAGTACGGAAAGACGATCGTTTCCGTTGAGTTTACTTCGGACGTCTCGGCTGCTCTCAGATCAGTGACCGAGCAGCAGATCAAAGACTTACTGTTGAACAATCTTTCGATGATCTCCATCGACTCTGAGTTTGTCACTCCTGAAAAAGTCTATATTAATCTGCAGACGAACATTGATTACGATCCTTCCAGAACACAGTTAACACAAGCGGCCCTGGGAAGTTTGGTCGGTAACACTATTAGTTCTTACTTTGATACCAATCTAGGAAAGTTCAACGATATTTTCCGTAAGTCAACATTGACCGGTATCGTGAACAACATTGAGAACTCAATCCTTTCGACTAGTATCGAAGCAACTCTGGAGAACAGACTGACTCC